AACGTCTCCAGCCCCAAAGCCCCCTGGAAAATCCGCGACAAAATCACCGCCGTCAACACCGCCCTCTTGGATGCGACTGGAACACGCCGCACCTACATCCACCCCCGCTGCAAAGAACTAATCAAATCCCTCCGCACCCTCACCTACGCCCCTGGAACCGGCCTCCCCAACAAAAACCTAGGCGTAGACCACGCTTTCGACGCCTTCGGCTACCTCTGCCTCCAGCAATTCAACCTCGCCAAACACGGCACCCTCGGCCAAACCTCCTACCGCCTCTACTAACCCTCCGTAGACTGCAGAAAAGCCCGCGAAACATGGCCAAAAAACCTACAAAAGGCCAGAAAAAGGTCGAAAAGGTCATGTCCGAATACTCTGCTGGAACACTTAAGTCCAGCTCGGGCCGCAAAGTGACCTCCCGCAAGCAGGCAATCGCCATTGCCCTCAGCGAAGCAGGCATGGCACGCAAAAAACCTACCAAAAAGGGAGGCAAAAAGTAATGGCCGCCAAGAAAAAGGGCCTGTACGCCAACATCGCAGCCAAACGCAAGCGCATAGAAGCCGGCAGCGGCGAAAAGATGCGTAAGCCTGGAGCGAAAGGCGCCCCCACCGACGCCGCCTTCAAAGCCGCGGCCAAAACCGCCAAGCGACCCAAGGGTCGCAAATAAACCGGAGAAAAACAATGGCCGCTGTCTCTGTCACCGCCACCGACCGCTTCACCAACATCGTCGAATACACCGGCGCCACCATGGATGCCCTTGACGACTGGTTCGAAGTACCTGCCGAATCCTCCAGCTACACCTTCGCCGCCAAAGTCACCGGCACCGCCACCTTCAAACTCGCCTTGGAGTGCAGCTTCAACGGCAACGGCACCTGGTTCACCATCGACACCGCCAAAACCATCAACTCGGCTGGCGAATACGTTTACTTCTACGACGGTAAAGTCGCCGCCAAGATCCGTATGCGAATCTCAGAAGTAAGCTCTGGCACCCCAGACGTCGTCCCCCACATCGCCGTCGCCTACCACGGCTAACCCCATGGAAATGACCTCCGTAATGCTTGACGCGATCTTCGCCGTCAAGGGCAAACGCAACCCCAATCTCTGGGACCCCCGCTGCGCCCGCTTCCTCGCCAAGCAGGCAGCCATCGCCATCACCCCAGCAAAAACCAAAAAAGAAGTCGCTCTTGCCCTGGAACTCGTCGAAGAAATCATCAACTAAACTCAAAACATCCCCTACTGCATAACGACCCGTGGCTTTCTTTCGCGGCGAGGAGGGCTCCATCAGCTTCAAGGACAGCTCCGGCGTCGTGGCCGCGGTCTCGTCCACCCGCAGCTGGAGCTTCACCATCAACAAGGACACCCTGGACGTAACCGACCAAGGTTCGACCAGCCGTGAATTCATCGGCAGCCTCCTCTCGGGCAGCGGCAGCGCCGAAGTCATGTACACCGCCCCAGGCTCGGGCGAAACCCTCAACTTCATCGACGACGTCCTAACCACCAAGGACCAAACCGACGCCCAATTCGAACTCTTCTTGGACACCTCCGGCACCAAGAAAATCACTTTCACCGGCATCATCACCAGTGCTGACTACAGCGCAACCGTCGGCGAACTGGAAGTCATCACCGTCAACTTCATCAGCTCTGGCGCAATCACCGCCTCTATCTAATAACTAAACACCCCTCGACTTAGGCCGTAGACTGGAGCAAAGCACCCCGCTCCAGCTATGGCCTTTTTTCGTGGCGAAGAGGGCTCCGTCAAATTCGAAAACGACGGTTCCACCCCTGCTGCAATCACCTCGACCCGCAGCTGGTCCCTGACCATCAACAAGGACACGCTCGACACCACTGACCACGGCTCCACCAGCCGCGAATTCGTGGGCGGCCTCATCTCCGGCTCCGGCACCGTCGAGCTGATGTACACGGCCTCCAGCGCCGACGAAACCGCCGCCTTCCTGCAAGACGTCCTTACCACTGAAGACAGCGCCAACGCCGCCTTCGAGCTGTACCTGGACACCAGCGGTGGCAAAAAGATCGCCTTCTCGGGCATCATCACCAGCGCCGACTTCAGCGCCACGGTGGGTGAACTCGAAGTGATCACCTGCAACTTCATCACCAGCGGCGCCATCACCGCCTCCATCTAACCCAGCTGGTGCGAATGACTATTCAAACGGTCACCGGCAACTGCCTACACATCGAGATTGACGGCGAAGAGGGCATCACCCATGCCACCTTCGTCTTCAAAACTCCCTCTGTGCCCGACACATTAGGCAACTTTATACGAATGCTCGCCATGGGCATCGAAGTGCTGGTGCCCATTGAAGACCCCGCCGACGAGGAGGACGACGATGATTGAATACCGCGGCGAAAAATTTGAGGGCTACAACAAACCCAAACGCACCCCAAAACACCCCACTAAATCACACGCGGTCCTCGCAAAAGAAAACGGCGAAGTAAAACTTATCCGCTTCGGACAACAAGGCGTCTCCGGCTCCCCCAAGACTGCTGGAGAATCCGAGGCCGACCGCAAACGCCGCGAAGCGTTCAAAGCTAGGCACGCGGCTAACATCAAGAAAGGAAAAATGTCAGCCGCTTACTGGGCGGATCGCACCAAGTGGTGACTAAATGACCTACGCAGTACCCGGCCAGTTTCCCACCCACATCGTCGCCACGACGTACCAAAACGGTGGCGACAGCCCCTTCATCCGCACAGCCGCCGTGCTGGACATGATGAAGGGCTGGGAAATCATGAAAGCCGTCACCCGCGGCACCGAGTACCTGCGCGAAAACAGCGAAGCCTTCCTCCCACTGGAACCCCGAGAGGACTACCGGGCCTACATGAGCCGCGTCAACCGCGCCGTCTTCTCGCCTTACACCCAGCGCCTGATTCGCGCTGCCGCTGGCCTGATCCTCCGCAAACCCATTGCCCTCGAAGGCGACCCCTACTGGCGCGAAGTCTTCGCCCGCGACGTTGACGGCTGTGGCTCCGACCTCGACGAATACGCCCGCCGCCTCCTGATCTGCAGCTTGACCTACGGCCAAGCCCACACCCTCATCGACTTCCCGGCTCCCACCGAAATCCGCAGCCTCGCCGAAGAACGCGCCCTCGGCCGCCGCCCCTACTGGGTCGAAGTCGATCCCTACAACATCTATGGCTGGCGCCTGGACCGCGATGCCGCCTACGGCACCCTCACCCAAGTCCGCATCTACGAAAAAGCCATCGTCCCCGAGGGCCGCTTCGGCGAAAAAACCTACGAACAAATCCGCGTCATCGAACCCGGCCGCTACGAGGTCTACCGCCAAAAACAAGCCATCAAACCCCTCGGCCCCGGCTTCATGGAGCCCAACGCCCAAAGCGGCGACTACGAACTCATCGACACCGGCACCTACAGCCTCAACCAAATCCCCCTCGTCACCACCTACTCCAACAAGGTGGACACGATGATCAGCCGCCCACCGCTGATCGACATCGCCTACCTGAACCTGGCGCACTTCCAACGCCAAGCCGACCTGATCCACAGCCTTCACATCGCCTCCCAACCAATGCTCGTCCTTGAGGGCTGGGACGACCAGACCAAGGACATGGCGGTCAGCGTCAACTACGCAATGGCCACCGCCCCCGGCAACAAGGTCTATTACGTGGAGCCCGCTTCCAGCGCCTTCGAAGCCCAATCCAACGAGATCAAAGAACTCCAGCAACAAATGGCCACGCTCGGCATCAGCACGCTGAGCCAGCAAAAATTTGTCGCCGAATCTGCCGACGCTCGCCGCCTCGACCGCGTCGATACCAACTCCATGCTGGCCTCCGTCAGCCTCGACCTCGAACAAACCCTCCAGAAGGCTTTTGACTTCGCTGGTGCGTACCTCGGCATCGAACCCCCCGAAGTCAGCATCAGCCGCGACTTCGACATCGACCGTCTGATCGGCCAAGACGTCACCGCCATCACCGCCCTCTTCGACAAGGGCGTCATTACCCTCGAAGAAGTCCGCGCCATCCTCACCCAAGGCGAGATCCTCCCTTCAATGGAACTCGGCAGCCTCCCCAGCGAAGAACCCGGCGAAGTCGAAGACGAATCCGAAATGGAAGAATCCCCCGGCGAAGAAAACGACGACCAAGAACTGACCCCAGACCGCATGGAGCAGCTCCTCAACGCGCTGCTTCAGTAAGCGATGGCCACCAAGCAGGAATACCTGACGCTTGCCCAGGTCACCGCACTGGTCAAGCTGGCGCGTGACGTCAAACAATTCCACAACCTGCTTTCCGGCGACGGCCCCCCAACCACCGAAGGCCGCACCGGCGACTGGTACATCAATACCCGCACCGCCGAGCTTTACGGCCCCAAATCCTCCACCGGCTGGAACGACAGCCCCCTAACCCTCGGTGGCACCGGCCGTAACTCCGAACTCCTCATCAACGGCAACCTCAGCACCGAAGAAGGCGGCGGTGGAGCATCAATCACCATCGGCACCGTCACCACCGGAGACGCCGGCACCTCTGCCACGGTCACCAACGTCGGCACCGAGTCCGCCGCAATCTTCAATTTCACCATCCCCCGCGGCAACACCGGCGCCACCGGCGCTACTGGCGCGGCAGGCGCAACCGGACCCACCGGCCCCCAAGGTGCCACGGGTCCCCAAGGTCCTCAGGGCGAACAAGGCCCTCAAGGTGAGCAAGGTCCGCAAGGCGCCACCGGACCCCAAGGTGCAACCGGCCCCCAAGGCGAAGCCGGTCTCACTGGAGCAACAGGCGCCACCGGTCCCAAAGGCGACAAGGGGGACAAAGGCGACACGGGCGATACCGGCCCCCAAGGTCTAACTGGCGCCACTGGCCCCCAAGGCGCAACGGGACCTACAGGCGCCACGGGCGCAACAGGTCCCCAAGGCGAAACCGGCGCTCAAGGTCCCAAAGGCGACAAGGGCGACACTGGCGCCACAGGTCCCGCCGGCTCCAACGCCACCGTCACCGCAGGCACAGGCATCAACGTCACTGACGGCGTTGTCTCTCTAGCCACTTCGTTTTACACAGCCAACCAATACATCCAAGCCCCTACTGGCACAACACTCCAACGCCCTGGCACTCCAGCCACCGGCATGATCCGCTTCAACACCACAGCGGGCTGCTTTGAGGGTTACACCGGCAGCACGTGGGTAAACCTTTCGCCTGCCACTGTTGATGACGTTGGAGCGACCATTTAATTCTTTTGTTGTATACTACAAAAGTAGTTGATACTTTTGGCAGTGAAAACACTTGCTGAAGTCATCCAACCCGACGGCTCCACTCGCTGGGAGA